NATGAAACGCGAGTCGCCCCAAAACTAACACAGGGGGGTTAAATGAAAATCATATTTTTTGGTTTAGGTCAAATAGGTAAACGTCATTTAAAATTACTACAAAAGCATTTCGATTTCGATATTTATGCTTATCGTAGTGGTCAGGGTCATGCACGATACGAATCTTTTGATAATGTCACGGAAATTCATAACTGGCAAGAAGTTGACAAAATCAAGCCGGATGTAGCTTTCATCACCAATCCAACTTATTTGCATATGCAAACTGCCCTACAATGTGCACGGCGCGGAATTAAACTATTCATCGAAAAGCCAATAGGTCATAATTTGGAATTATTGAATGATTTATTATTGACCTGTAAGCATCTCACCACGTATATTGCTTATCCACTCAGACACATACCAGCCATTACGGATTTGATAAAAAAAATTGCTACCGAAAGAATATACCATGCTCAATTCGTATGTCGTTCATATTTACCCGAATGGCGATATTACAGCACCTATTCAACTTATAAGAATCAAGGTGGTGGTGCCATATTGGATTTATCCCATGAGATAGATCTTGCTACATTTCTATGTGGGAATATTGAGCGAATAACTGGTATATTTGGCAAAAAAAGTGACGTTACATACGATGCAGAAGATTATGCAGATATTATTATTGAGCATGAATATGGAATAACGAGTAATATCCATCTTGATTTATTCAGCAAATTGCAATTGCGCTGGTTTGAGCTCAGTACGGATCAGCAACGTAGCTATATCATAAATTTATACGGGGATATTCATCACTATGATAAAACGTCAAATATGGTAGCAAGTGACATATATCTCAAACAATTACAATATTTTTTTAATAACATCAATGACAATCGCATGATGAACAATATCCACGACGCAAGCGATATGTTTCGGAAAGTGATTGAATGGAAGGAAGACCAATATGAACAATCCAATTAACTATCGAGTCATGAAAACGCATGAATTCGATGATTCTATTTTTTACCGAGTGGCATGCGACTGCACGGATAATGAACATGATGTGCGATTGGAGTTAGAAACCGACGAGTTGGGAATTCTCATGATGCGAATGTCTGCAAATCTCCAATGGGCATCATATTATGCAAATACTTGGTACGGTCAGATTTGGGAACGAATTATCACACCAATAAAAATGCTCCTTATTGGTAGAGTTGAGGTTTTTCATGAAATACTTTTTTTGAATGAAGACCACATTGATGCCTTTATTGCAGCAATGGAGGAAGGGAAGGAAAAAATTAAAAAAGTAATATCTGATATGCACTTATCCTGATGCTTTCAAACCGAAATTAACATATAGTCAGATGAAAGAATTTTCACAACTGGAAAAGGAGAGGAAAAATGGTAGAAATTCTTAAAATTAAAATGGACGCTGAAGATGTTGGCGAATGGATTACTATTGGTTTTGAGCTTTCCAGTTACAAAGAATGTTTGATGTACGCAAGGGATAGTGAGGAAAGGGAAATCTGGCGTCAAAAAGTAATTGAGACGCAAATAAAACAGACTACGATCATGGAAGAATTCATCTTTAAATATAAAAAAGATAATTTAGAACTAGATATAAACCATAATAATAATATCCGTGTTGAACATTATGGAAATAGATTGATATTGCCGGTTTGCAACAATAATCCAGAAGGGAATAATGATGAAAAGTGATAATATCCTAATCACAATCTGCGCGAGAGGTAGAAGCAAGGGTTTGCCAGGGAAGCATTTAAAAACATTTCGCGGGAAACCATTAATTGCATGGACTATTGATCAAGCTATGCAATGGGGAAAAGGCGATATTATATTATCATCCGACGATGCAGCAATTTTAGAACAAATAAAACCGGAGTATGGGAAAATTGCTTTTTATGTCGCACACAAACGGCCAAAGGAACTAGCAGCTAAAACTACCCCCAAATTGGATGCTATCAGAGACGCATTAATGGAAGCCGAAAAGAAAACCAAAAAGAAATATTCAATCATCATTGATTTGGATGCCACAAATCCCCTGCGGACAACAGAAGATATCGAAGCATGCGCCAACTTGTTCAAACGCAAGATGCCGCATACTGTCGTATCTGTGGTTAAATCCCGTCGGAGTCCATATTTTAACATGGTGGAAATGGTTAATGGCAAAGTGAGATTATGCAAGCAATCTCCAAAAGATACTTATCGACGACAGGATGTGCCGTATACTTACGATCTCAATTGTTCAATTTACGTATATGAAAATAGTTGGTTGTCAAACAAAAAAAATAAGTCGCCAATTACTGAAAAAACTGAATTATATGTGATGCCAGATGAAACGTTTTGCGATATTGATGCAAAATTAGATTTTCAAATTGTTGAATATCTTTGGAATAATTTTTATGGGCAAAATAACTAATAGTCGATGGTTTCGACGGTTATTATATTTATTATCATTTTATGGAATTGAAATTATTTTATTTTTGAGTTCGTTAAGTTTAGTAATACTAGTATCTTATATGATATTTAATTATATCAAAAAATGTCAATAACCTTTTTTAGGTTAATTAATTTAAAATAATAAAAGCGGTAGTACGGGACCGAAATATTGATTGGAGCGTACTATCGCTATGGGAAGATTCAAAAAATGGATAAAACCAATAATAAAAAGCGGCGAATTAACGCATTGGCATTGGAAAGTCGACCATGCCGATATGTTAGTTATAGGAAGAAATGTTGATATCGGGTCGTTCTGTTATCTCAATGCAAAAAATGGAATCGTGATTGAAAATAATGTGCAAATTGGAAGTCATACTTCCATTTATACCGAATCGACAATTGATAATAAGGCTGGACCCGTAATTTTGAAGAAAAATTGCAAAATTGGAGCACATTCAGTCATCATGCCAGGCATAACGATTGGCGAAAATGCAATTATTGGGGCCCTGAGCTTTATAAATAAGGATGTGCCTGCCAATGCGATATATTACGGTATCCCTGCGACGGTTAAAGGCGTGAATGGAAAATGTATGATGACTTAGAAAACAAATCGGTCCTCATTGCCGGTGGTTCCGGTTTAATTGGCAGGGCAATTATACAAGGTTTTATTGATGCTGGTAGCAACGTTGTCAATGGAGACATCTCCGGTGGCGATTTATATCTTGATGCACACTCCCCTGGTTCTTTACATCAAGTGATTAATATTATGAAACACATCGACATCTTTGTTAATACAGCGTATCCAAAAGATTATATGGAGCATTTATTCAGCTATATGTCATGTGCAGAAACAATCGCAGCACATATGGCAATACATGGTGGTGGTGGTGTCATTATCAATATTGCATCAATTTATGGAATCCGGGGGCCTGATCAATCTTTATATGACAATACTGATATGATAATGCCCTTCAAATATGCAATCGTAAAAGGTGGCGTGATTGCTGGTACCCAATGGATTGCATGCACATATGGCAAATACGGTATTAGGGCTGTCTGTGTGAGTCCTGGCGGTGTTGTTGATAATCAGCCAAAAGAATTCATTGAGAAATATTGTCAGAAAGTGCCGCTTGGGCATATGGCCTTGCCAGAAGATATTGTAGGACCTGTTTTATTTTTGGCGTCCGATGCTGCTCGATATGTAACAGGATGTAATCTGCTTGTAGATGGGGGGATAACGGCAAAGATATGAATAAAATCGCAATAGTCACAGGGTCCCGCGCAGAATGGGGATTGCTTGAATCCTTAGCAAAAGCAATTGGATTTGATGTTGCTTTTGATTTTAAAGTTATTATCACGGGATCTCATCTATCACCTGAATTCGGTATGACAAAAAATGAAATTATAAAAACCGAATCGCATTGTTATTCGCCTTTTGAAAAAATAGAGACGTTGATTTCATCTGATACAGTAATAGGAACCTGTAAATCTATGGGACTTGTTTTAATTTCATTTTCTGAACTGTATGAGCGTCTTAAACCAGATATGATTATCGTTTCAGGTGATCGTTATGAAATTTTAGCAGCTACCATTGCCGCATATAATATGCATATTCCAATTGCACACATTCATGGCGGTGAAACAACAGAAGGTTCTTTAGATGATGCTTATCGGCATTCGATTACGCACATGAGTCAGTTGCATTTTACAGCACATGAACAATATCGGCAAAAAGTGATTCAATTAGGCAAAGATTCAGACACAGTATTTGATGTTGGATGTTTATGTTTACAAGATTTGCCAAAACCGATTTATCCAAAAAATAAAAAGCAAATTATTTTATTGTTTCATCCCGAAACGGTCGATTATGAAGCTAGCAAACGCAAATTTCATTATTTAACCAATGTTTTACTTTATGAACCATTTGAAAAAATTTATGCGATCGGATCAAATGCTGATTGTGGCGGGATGTATATTAATCAATGCTTAGAAGATATAGCGCGAACTAATGATACTGTAATTTATTTGCCATCGATTAGACGTTCTGAATTTTTAGAATTGCTCAATGAGTCCATTGCCATTGTGGGAAATTCATCTTGCGGAATATACGAAGCGCCAGCGCTCGGAACCGCTACCATCAATGTTGGGATGAGACAGGATGGTCGGTTAAAAGCTGATTCTATATTAGATTGTCCAGGGACTCCCCAAAGTATTGAAGCTGCGTTGGATGTTTTATATAGTGAAGAATTTCAAAAATCTCTGAAAAATATTAAAGGAATGCCTTATCGAGGTGGGAATGTCTCTGGCTGCATTATAAAAGAGATTAAATATTATTTTGATAAAAAATAAAATGCTTTCCAAAGAAGAATTAGAAGAAGAATTTGAAAAAATGCGATTAAGAAGAATCCATCTTGATTTTGCAAATATAAAACATGCGAAGAAATTGATAAACAATGTCCTTGATACGGGCTATGTTTCTTCTGCTGGTCCAATAACAGACGAATTCGAACAAGCTATGGCAAAATATTTAGGTGTATCCGATGCCGTGGCGGTGAATTCTGGGACATCGGCCCTACATCTTGCTTTGTTGGCGTGTGATGTAGGACCTGGGGATGAAGTTATATTGCCCGTCACGACATTTGTGGCGACGGCAAATGCGGTGTCTTATATAGGCGCAAAGCCAATATTCGTGGATATAGATCCCATAACATGGAATATTGATTCTCAAAAAGCAATAGAAGCTATCACTCCGCGCACTATGGCGTTTATATGCGTACATTTATATGGCAACCCATGTGATATGTCATATTTTCCGAGAATTCGCATTGAGGACGCTGCTGAGAGCTTGGGGGCGAAGTTTAAGGGGAAGCATACCGGTACATTGGGCGATTTAGGATGTTTTTCATTCAATGGAAATAAAATAATGACGACTGGGGGTGGTGGCCTTGTTGTCAGTCGATGGCTAAAAAGTCTTGATAAAATCAGAAATTTATCAGTCCAGGCAAAAAATCACGACGGAACGCATAATGCGATTGGTTACAACTATAAAATGCCATCACTGAATGCGTCATTGGGACTCGCACAACTTAAAAATCTTGAATCTTTTCTTGCCAAGCAACGGCGATTTAATGAAATTTATCGCAACGAACTTGCTGGATTGGTGAAATTCCAAGAAGCAACACCCGATTCGGAGCCGTCATGGTGGTTTACGGTATGTTTGTTTCCGCCAGATATAGATATATCATCGTTGCAGGCAGAGCTTTATAAGCATTGGATACCGACAAGGCGAATATTTCGGCCATTGACGGATAGTAAACCATACCAAAATAGAAATGTTTATCCGAATGCACGGTATATCTACAATCATGGATTATGTCTGCCGAGATCTACGTTGAATACTGAAAAAGATATTATGTATGTGTGTAAAAAAATAAAGAAGATGATCTAAATTATGATTAAAAAATCTTGTGAAATATGTGGAAAAGCAGTGAACAAAGAAAAAATTATAGAAAAATTCTATAAAAGAGGATTCCATAAAAACATTTATATAAGTTATCAAGAGAAAACTATAAGGCTTGAACTCATAGCTAAAATTATTAAGTGGCACGATGATGATATCGAATTGTGTGTCCAGTGTTTGCTTGATGCTGTTAAAAAAGCATTAATTTAAGGCGGGACATCAGAACCCTTAAAATCATACTTGAATGGCATATATCGGTTAAGGAATTATGTTCGAAGGTTTGACATTTTTCGGCATCCCGATTGAATATTTTTTGCGATTCGGGGAAGCCGTAATCGTTGCGATAATCGCTTTATTTATTATCGGAGTTGTGGGAAAGATTGGAAAGAAAAAAAATGAATAATCAAACAATATTGGTGACTGGCGGCACTGGCTCTTTGGGTAACAAGCTCACCGAGAAGTTGATTACCAAACACAATCCCAAAAAAGTAATCGTTTTTAGTCGCAATGAACACAAGCAAGTTGAGATGGAGCGATTTTTGCTGGACCCAGACAGAAAAGTCCGCTACTTCATCGGTGATGTCCGGGATAAGGACCGATTATATCAAGCATTTAAAAATGTGGATATTGTGATTCATTGTGCAGCCCTCAAACATGTGGACAAATGTCAATACAATCCTTCGGAAGTGGTAAAAACGAATATTTACGGGGCCGAAAATGTGATCAGCGCATCTCTTGAACGTGACGTCAAACGCGTTCTTGCCGTATCGACTGACAAGGCCGTTAATCCCATCAATTTATATGGCGCAGCGAAACTCTGTGCCGATTTTTTATTTGTCGCTGCTAACGTCTATTCGGGCAAGGATGGTACCCGTTTCTCAGTGGTACGGTCCGGTAACTTTTGGAATTCAAATGGTAGCGTCGTGGAATATTTTAGACAACTCAAAACAGAAAAAGCAAAGCAAATACCTCTCACGGATCGAAATATGACACGATTTTTTATCACGCTTGAAGATGTGACAGATTATATCATTGATTGCATTCATCGCATGAAGGGCGGGGAAGTCTTTACACCAAAAATGATGTCAATGCGAATTGATGATTTGGCAAAGCAGATTTATCCAGAGGCTGAACTTGAGATTGTTGGAAAGCGCCCAGGCGAGAAATTGCATGAGGAAATCATTTTGCCAGATGGTACTATTTTACGGTCAGATAGCAATTGTGTAAGGAGTTTTTCGACATGAATCATGATGAAATAAGATTGAAAGATTTAGTACATGTAGCAGGAGAAACATTAAAACGATGCTATCATATTACAAAGCATACAATTGGTAGCGCTGTGATGTGTGAAAATGGTAATGTATATTCTGCGGTCAATATTCGAGGTTGTAACTATTCAGTATGTGCTGAAAGAATTGCTATGGGGGAAGCGATGTCAAAAGGAGAGAAAAATTTCATCATGATTGGAGCCGTCACAGCGACCTTTAAAAATGGTGATTTGAAAATAGATATCGTTTCCCCCTGTGGCAATTGTCGGCAATTTTTAGTTGATCATGCGCCAAAAATAGCAGTGATATTACCAGGTTATAATATAGCATATGCAATTGATTTATTGCCAGATGCATATATTAGTAACTTTGAGCCAATAGAGAAACAGATTGCGAGCTATAAAAATGAATAAAACATTTATTATTAGTGAAGTTGGCGTGAATCACAATAGCAATTGTGACGAAGCAAAACGGCTTATTGAAATTGCAGCTCAAGCAAAAGTCGATGCCGTGAAATTTCAAGCATGGTCAAAAGACCGATTCCCTGAAATTGAGCATTTGCGATTGACTAAAAATCAATTGGCATATTTGCAAAGTTATGCTTGGGGTCATGATCTCGAATGGATGTGCTCGGCATTTGATTTTGAAAGCATTGATTTTTTGAATGAAAAATTGAGACTGAAACGGTGGAAAATTCCAAGTGGTATGGTGACGAATTATCCATATTTGGAGAAAATTAAATCAATAAATCCTGAGCATGTTATTTTATCTACTGGAATGTGCAATTCAGGTGAAGTTAAAAAAGCATTATCTACATTAAATGCACTTGAAACGACAAAAGATGTTAGCTACTACGCTGGCAATCAAATGGATATAGCAATTGCACGAGTGCCTCCAAAAATAAATGCAACAATATTGCATTGCGTCACTGCATATCCAACATTAGTCAGTGAAGTGAATTTGGGATGCATTGAATCGTTACAATTTGAGTTTGATTTGCCCGTGGGATATTCTGACCATAGCGGTCTCGTCGAAATTCCCGTTGCCGCAGTTGCAATGGGAGCCTCTGTGATTGAAGTACACATTACCATGGATCGTGATCAGGAAGGGCCTGATCACAAAGCATCGTATGAACTAAATGAATTAATCACAATGGTTAACATGATTTGCAATGTTGAACACGCAATGGGGGATGGCATTAAAAGACCTGTGCCACGAGAAATAGAAGTGCGGGATAGAATAAGGGAGGAAATGAAATGTTTTGGTGCAAAAACTGTTTAATGCCGAATACACGGCCACGGATTGAGTTTAATGAGGATGGCGTGTGCAATGCTTGTCAGTGGCATACTCTAAAACAGACAAGTGTTGATTGGCCAAAACGATGGGCTGTATTGGAGGCCATATGTGATAAATACAGGCGATCAGACGGATCTTTTGATTGTATCATACCTGTATCCGGAGGTAAGGACTCTTCTTACATCGCAATGCAATTCAAGGAAAAACTCGGCATGCATCCCCTGACCGTTACGTTTGCACATCCAATGCCAACCCGTCTTGGGTGGGAAAATTGGAATAATTTCATTGCGACTGGATTTGACAATATCCTCATTACACCGAATCCGGGAAATTATAGACAGTTTGCGCGGGATAGCTTTATTGTACGTGGCATGCCAAAGCAGCCTTTTGTGACAGGTATCAGTACAGCTATTTGCAAACTTGCCAAAGATATAAATATCCAATTGATTTGTTTTGCGGAGCAGGGAGAAATTGAATACGGTGGCCGGAGTGATACAGCAAAATTGCAAAAAATGTCCCAGGAATTTTTAGTCGATATTTATTATGAGGGACAATCAGATATGGCAAAATATGGACCTTGGTGGGAAGTCCCATCAGAAGAAGATTTAAGATATCTATATGTGACATGGTTTTCGCTATACGAGGATTGGGACCCTGAAAAGCATGCAATTTTTGCAAAGCAACGATGCGGAATGAAAGTCCACGATGGGCCTAATATTGGAACGTTCACAGACTACGCACAAAATGAGGATTTATTACAACATTTACATACCTATTTATGCTTTATAAAGCATGGCTTTGGCCGATGTAGTGCGGATGCTTCTATTGAAATCCGATATGGTAGGATGACGCGGGAACGCGGTGTGGAATTGGCGCGTGAGCTTGACGGTATTTTCCCGCATGAGCATGTGGATGTATATTGTGAATATTTTAACATGACTCAAAGTCGCTTTTGGTCAATCGTTGATAAACATGTCAACAGGAAAATACTAAAAGCAGGAACGCATCCGGAAAAGCCGTGGAGATTAAAAGAAAAAATAAAATAATTTTTGTAATATGGAAAAAATTAACATGATAAAGGAGGAATATAAAAAATGGGAAGAGAAATCAAAAGAGTACCATTAGATTTTGATTGGCCATTAGGTGAAATATGGCCTGGTTTCACATTCAGTCTTTGCAGTAATATGGACCGATATTTTGAAAAATTAAATCGTGGTGAACGATGCAATTTATGTCGATATTATGCGCATCTTATGGAATTTGCAATTGCGGATTATGGTTGTCCCATTGTTTCATTCCAACAACCTCCCAATGGAGATGGATATCAATTATGGGAAACGACATCAGAAGGATCACCAATGTCGCCGGTTTTTAAGATGCCAAATGAATTAGCCAAATGGTTGGTTGATAATAAAATAAGTGCATGTGGTTCAATGACATGTACATATGATGAATGGTTAAAATTTATTAAAAAATCAGGTCGGGCACCTACAATGATTTGGGTTAATGGAAGATTAAAAAGTGGCGTTGCCGCATTCGGAGATTAGTGGATTTATTTTTAGGCCCAGAGAAGAAAACATGAAATACACAATACCAACAAGCAATGATGCCACTGAAATTTTGACAGATCGGGTATTAATTATTACGGGCGTTGGCCGCTCCGGTACATCAATTCTGGGCAAGGTCATAGGTAGCATGTCACCTGTATATTATCTTTTTGAACCTGCGATTATGAAATGGTTATATGATAGCATTGATCCAATATGGTTTCGTTCCATCCTGTTTGAGGATTATTTTTTGCCCATTGTACAGGGACGTCATTTAAATAATAATCCAGAAGATTGGACGTATTGGCGTGATTATTACATGGAAAATGAAGTCATAGCCGCCCGAAAATATTTAGATCGGAGAGATGATGCTATTGCTTTTTTGAAATTGAGACGACCACTTTTTGTAATCAAAAGTAATGAATTCCAGGCTTTGATGCCATTGGCGCAAGGAATATTCCCAGGATGTCGATTTATCCATATCATCCGCAATGGTAACGATGTTGTCAATTCAGCAATCGGAAGGGATTGGTATACGGATGAATGGTGTAATAATTATATGATAGATTGGGCAATAGATAATGGAGTTAAAACTCCCTGGTATCTTGATGGAGAAGATGTCAAGCGATGGCCGAAATGGAACGCAATAACGCGAGCTGCCTGTGTTTGGCGACATTTAGTAGATTCCGGAATGACTTTTTTGATGAATAAAAACCGGAATGGAGAAATTACTTTTTATGAATATTTTATAGACGATCCTGAAGCTGATATTGAAGATATCAGGTATGATTTTAATTTGGAAATCACAGAAAATACGAGAAAACATATTGATTCTATTGAATCATTTCAACAAAAAATATATCCGAATATCATGAATGATATTGAAGAACCTGAGCGTGGTAAGTTTATAAAAATGATGGAATGGTGTGAATATGAAATCTAAAATCGAATACATGCCACTTGAGAAGATTAAACGCTGGGAGCGGAATCCGAAAGATCATGATCTTGGAGCTCTCCATCAAAGTATTGATCGTTTTGGTTTTGTAGCACCGTTAATCATAGATGGGAAAAATGGTAAGCTCGTTGCTGGCCATGGTCGGTTGGATGCTTTGCAACAAATGAAAACTTCGGGCTCCAAACCACCAAAAGGGATTATCGTCGAAAAAGATTCATGGCTTGTACCGGTGCGGGAATACCAATTTAAGAACAATCAAGAACGCGAGGCATACAGTTTGGCAGATAATCGACTCGTGGAACTAGGTGGATATAATGAAGAACAACTCGCACAAGTATTGTCTGATTTGGCGGCAAGTGGAGAAGAATTGTTGATAGGTACTGGCTTTGACGGTAACGACATTGATAACTTATTAATGCAAAATCAAGCCAAGGAAAAAAAGAAACAAGCAAGGATCGCACTCGGCCATCAGCTGGAAGATATTTCTACATTAAATGAATTGGCACCGCACAAAAATGAACGGCAAATATTGGAGGGCAAAAAATTTTTAATTGAATTTTCGGGCGGCAAGGATTCATCAGCCACTGCCATATGGGCAAAACATTTTTTCCCTGATCATGAAATACAACTTTGTTTTTGTGAGATGGGCGCTGATTTCGTGGGATTTCCATTATTCCTAAGACAATTTGCAGAAGCAATTGATACCAAATTGACAATTCTGAGATCCCAAAAGGGAATGATTGATGCTTTTTTGGAAAAGGGTCAATGGCCTAATTTTGTGGGACCATATTGTCACGATATTTTACATAAAACGTCAAATGATTATTTTATGGAACATAATGAAAAAGAGATCGTCATTATCCGTGGCGGGCGGGCACAAGAGCGGGCTGGACAATCGGGCAAAATTGAAAAAAGCCGATTTAAAAAAATTGATCGCATGGAAAAATATTTGTTTTTCCAACCATTATATTTTACAAAAAAAGGCGGCTGTGAAAAAATTATAAATGATGTCGGTGCCCCCATATGGGAAGGTTATGGATATGGATTGCAGCGCACAGCATGTCGTATATGCCCGGGACAAAAACCGATTGCATATGCAGCGATCCGTGCCAATTACTCGGATGTTTGGCACGAATTGATTACATTGGAAAAGATCTTTGGAGCTTTTTGTTGGGGTAAACATACAAAAGGCCGAAAAAATTTATTGAAGGGAATTTTAAATCAAGATATGGACAAATCACCATGTAGGGATCACATCAATACCATGCTGCCGCAATAAGCGTCCCGTGATACCATTGGGGGCACAACTCGGCGATAATTTGAAAAGATATGCTTTATTGATATTATTTTCCCGGGCAATGTTTAATACTTTCTGAGCTCCCTTTTCAAAACGATCTGTAACGTCGGGGCCATAGAACATTCTGCTATGATCGGTTTGATACACACGTCCTTTTTTCGTTTTAACGGGGGGCCGTGGACATGGCAAGCCCCCGAGCATTTCGGGACAAACGGGAATGATTTCAACGGAATCTTCAATTGTGCGAATGGCATGACATTTATAACATTTTTTACCATGCCAACGGCATGGAATTCCACACAGGCAAGCACTAGCTAAAACTTTTTCCATTTTCATGATTCAACCCTCCTTCCATTTGCTATCCATAAAACCTAGTTTCTTTATAAATTTGACTTAAAAATGTTGATGGATTTTTCATTTTTAGTCCACATCGATAAGAGAGTCTAGGGGGACATTTTTTCTCCCGTAATTGCCAATATCTAAATAATACATACTTTTTCCAGTTCATGATTTATTCTCCAAATAATACACCAATGCTTTAAAAATCAATTCGCGAAATGTAATTTTTTCATCGAGGGCGCGATGCTGAGCTCGGCTTTTGAGATCCGCAGGAATATCACGCAGAGTGTATGCCCCTGAACTGTGATGATCCCGGAAATATTGCCTGGCTATGGCCATGGCATTAACCGGCTTCCTAAGCTCATGCAATCTCTTAACCTCTGCACTAATGTCCGGCTCACAAGTCCGGCACAACATAGCTCTTCCTATTTCATGACCGCCCTCTAATGGGCGACCACATGCGTTGCAAAAGTTCATGGTGTTACCTCCTTTCTTGTCCTCTCACATCATCTTTTTTAATTTGCCCAAGAGCAACTGCCAGGGCAATTTTATGAGCTGGATACTTTTTGCCCTTAGAAATTACGGTCAAATAATCTCCGTTGGGCAATTCAATTTCTTGGACTCCGTCTATGTTGATGGGACGCCCTTGTCTTCCATCAATTACCATCCTTTGCCCAAGCGCATCCTTGGGCATTATATAATATTTTTGCATGTCATGCTCCTCCTTCATATTTGCTAAATTTGTGGTATATTCCAGGCGCCTAAATAGTCTCCCTCCTTTTCGAAATTCGTTTCTTTCGTTTGTACCTCTTTCCAGAGAGCCTTTCTCACATATGTTCTATAACCGGATGACATCCGATCCGGATATGCCCGGATTTCAATACCATCTATGCCCACCAACGTACAGGCAGGCAGATCTCTTCCTGAAAAAAACTCGAAAACTCCCCGCAAATCGTCCTCCTCTTCGGGCTGATTTGCGAGCTGACCCGCTTCCCCGAATTGATATCCTACTGCAATAATATTATGAGGCGCATCCATTTCTGCGTGTAGGTGGATCTCCAGTGTGGGATGTTTCAGAGTTTTCAGGGTTTCAAGAGCATCTAGGTCGAGCTGGAAAAACTCTTGGATTTTTTCCTTCTCCGTAATTGTGATTGTGTGTATTGCTTCCATAATCATTCTCCTTTCTGTGCCCCGTGGGGCGGTGCGGTGACTGGCTGGCTTACATGTCGCGCAAGACGCTATAAGCCAAAAAAACCGACTCTGGATTTTTCCGGAGCTGATCTTCTGTCCTGCGCCGGACTTTTGTCAACCATTCTTCCGGCGCAATTCCTTCTCTTTTTGCTTCGCGAATTGCTATGAGCTCGCGAAGCTGTTCCCCTTGCCAGGAAAGCTTAGAGGCCCCCCTGTAAAGATCTTGCCAGTCAGAAAAAATTGTAGTCTTTTCTGACACTCTTGAAAAAAATCTAAAACTCCCGATAGACTCCCAAAGCTGGGAGTCGTCGGTTTCGGCACAGAGGACAAACCACTCCGTGCCTATTTTTTTTCTTATTTTTTCCATCATTTTTCTCCTTTCTGTCTCTTTTCAAAGCAAGCAGGACACAGGCACTCACCTGTAAATCCTGCCCCCTCAGAGGTGAGAGCTCCGCGCAAAACTCTTCTCCACCTCCCACGTCCCCAATAGGTGGTGCACACCTGGTCGTGGACGCTCATTTTTGCACCACATATAGCACAGGTAATGAGGTTTTCTGAGCAATCAGACCATCGACACTCACCGATGTTAGGATCGATTGCTCGACCACAAGTTTGACATTCCATAACTTATCTCCTTTCTGTGCCTATTTTTTTTCTAAATTTGTGGTCCATCTGGATTTTGTGCGCAAAACTGTCGCGCAACTTCCATTTCGTGTTTAGACCGCCCCTGCATGCGCGCCCAAAATGCCACCACGCCACCAGCCAACAAGGGCAACCCCGCAAATCGTATAAATTCTGCGGGGCCATAATCTGTGCCAAAAGCGCAATCCTCATCCTCAATACGATATGCCGGGATACCGTAATGTGATGCCGGGGAATTTGTGGTCAAAAAATGTTCATTTCCCTGATTGTCCGTAAATAATAATATTTCCATCAGCTTCTCCTTTCTGTGCCCCGTGGGGCGGTGATTTGAGAGCGCTTAATGCGCCATGTTGATTACAAAATATATCATGATAACTTTGATTGCAAATCTAGAATACATCAATTTAGGGTAATATTGACGAGTTTTCATAGATTATTTATTTTTTTTACGCTCAGTTAAATAAGTTTGGCTATTTTTAGCGATTTTCAAGGTTTTTTAAAAAAATATTGTAAATAATTTCAGGAATTTAGTTGACAGGTTGGCAACTTGTCCTTGATAATTGTTGACAAATAGTCAACTTTGATATTAACTAAATGTCAGAATGCTATATATTGTAGATAATTTAAATAAATACACAACATACGCTGACGAACAGGCTTGGGGATTGCCACGCAAATATATTGACGTACCATATTTACGGAAAGTTGCAAATTTCGGAGAAAACGCGCTCAAGCCGACAATCTCGCAATATATTGCATACTACGAATCATATCGATCATTACAATATTATATTCTCAAACGGGATCAATCTGTGACGTGTCCACATTGTAATACAGTGGCACGATTAAGTGATTGGTTATTGCACGATATGCAATGTCCGTTCTGTCATATTAAAAATGGAGTAACAGCAACATGCCAGTAGGCCGAAAGCCAAAACCGACCCACCTGAAGCTTCTGGAAGGTGAAAAAAACAAAGATCGAATCAATCGGAACGAACCAAAGCCAACACCGATTGCCCCGAAATGTCCGAAACATCTTGGTAAAGAAGCGAAAAAACAATGGAAATTGTTAGCACCGGAACTTGAGCGAATTGGATTGCTTACGAAAATTGACGGGGCCACCTTTGCAGCGGCATGTCAGGCTTATGATAGGTGGGTCCAGGCGGAGAAGTGGATCCAGAAAACTGGTTTCTTTAATAAGACTCCAAACGGTTCCGTGCAAATAAGTCCTGCCCTTTCTATTGCCAATCGTGCAATGGATCAATTGAGAAAATTCTGCTCGGAACTCGGCATGACACCGACTTCCCGGGCCCGGATTTCAATTAAGCCAGAAAGTGATGAGGACGAATGGGCGGGAATTTTGGATTGATGGTTTATGCCCTATGACGAAGCAAAAGCAGATAAAGCAGTCAAGTTTATTAAGCGACTCAAACACACAAAAGGGTTATGGGCAGGAGTCCCATTTACACTTTTGCCATGGCAGGAAAATGAAATTATCCGTCCGCTCTTTGGCACCGTAAAAGCAGATGGCACAAGGCAATATCGATACTGCTACGTCGAGGTCGGGAAAAAAAACGGTAAGAGTGAAACCGCCGCCGCCGTAGCTCTTTATTTGCTCTTAGCAGATGGCGAGATGAGCGCTGAAGTTTATGGCGCCGCCGGTGATAGGGACCAGGCATCGATTGTATATGATGTAGCCGCCCAAATGGTGCGGCAAGACAAAACGCTCACAAAACGATGTAAAATTGTTGATTCCCGTAAGCGTATTGTCGTTCATAAAACAAATGGTGTCTACATTGCTCTTTCAAAAGAAACATTTACGAAACATGGCCTAAATCCATCGGGGGTTATTGTAGATGAATTACATGCGCACAAGACCCGTGAATTATATGACATACTCACAGAAGGAACGGATACTGCCAGAGCACAGCAATTAATTTTCATCATTACTACGGCAGGAATACACGACGTTCATAGCATTGGGTGGGAAGTGCACGAATACGCAAGACAAGTCAAAGAAGGAATTATCGAAGATCCTACTTTTTTGCCAATCATTTATGCGGCAGATCAAAAAGATGATTGGATCGACGAGAAGATATGGCCAAAAGCAAATCCGTCGCTTGGACATATTTTCAAGATGAAGAAATTAAGGGATCATTACAATCAGGTCAAAAATAATCCGGCACGACAGAATAATTTCAAACGATTTCGATTGAATCAATGGGTAGGTCAAGTCAATCGATATTTTCCGATGGATAAGTGGGATGCTTGTGGGAAAGTAAAATTCGATCCGAATACACTTGTTAAAAGACGTTGCTATGGAGGACTTGACCTTTCATCGACCACGGACTTGACGGCCCTTGGATTTGTTTTTCCACCGGAAGAAAAAGATGAAAAATGGAAAATTATTCTAAAATTTTATATTCCGGAAGATACCATACGCGAGAAAACAAAAGCGGATAGAGTGCCATATTTGATGTGGCGACGTGCTGGTTATATCACCGCGACGCCCGGCAATGTCGTGGATTACGAATTTATCAGGAAAGATATCCAGAATGCGGCTAATATTTATAATCTCAAAGAAGTCGCATACGATCCGTGGGGGGCCGTGCAGCTTGCCACAAAATTACAAGAGGAAGATGGAATTACCATGGTTGAACATCGGCAAGGTTTTAAATCCATGAGCCCCCCAAGCAAAGAATGTCACAAAATGATTATGGCGAAGGCGATTGCGCATAATAACAATCCAGTATTGCGATGGTGTGCCGATAATTTTGTGGTGAAAATAGATGCTGCCGAAAATGTCAAACCCGATAAGGAGAAAGCGACACAGCGTATTGATGGCGTAGTAGCGCTCATTATGGCTTTGGGCCGTGCTATTTTACACCATAGGAAAAGAAAAAGTATTTATGAAACGTCTGAATTGAAAATATTATGAAAAAGTTATTTAAGGCGACAGATATTGTTGATGTTTTAACAATATTCGGAATTTTCACAATTGGTTTTGGACTATGGCTTTACAAACCGTGGCTATCGTTATTTGTGGTGGGCATCATTATTTTTTCTCTTGGTATTTTTCTGAGCATACCCAAAGCAAAAAAAGGAAAACGTAAATAATGGGAATACTGAGTGAGCTCTTTGAAAAGCGAGCCCACCCGTCACAAGCTATAAATTGGGCATTATATGGATTTTGGGGTTACGGCAATGAATCATATACCGGCATTACTGTTTCAGAAGAGAATATGCTCAATGCGACGGCAGTGTGGGCAGCGATACGCATATTGGCTGAGACGATTGCTTCATTACCGCTTCATTTGTATGAAAGGTTGAGTCCTCGCGGGAAAAAAAGGGCAACCGAACATCCATTGTACTCGATACTCCACATTAAGCCCAATCCTGAAATGACGAGCATGGTATATCGTGAGACAATTGCAGGTCATGTTGGGATGTGGGGAACTACATATTCGGAAATCGAGCGAGATCAGAATGGAACTATTAAAGCAGTGTGGCCATTGCTACCCGGGAATATGGACGTTAAAAGATTTGATGGGAAACTTACTTATGTTTATAGGCTTCCTGATGGTAGCACAAAAATATTTGATGCCAAAAATATTTTGCGTATTACAGGATTTAGTAAAAATGGTCTCATCGGATATAAACCAATAAATACTGGCCGTGAAGCGATTGGGTTATCATTGGCATTGGAAGAATTCGGGGCGCGTTTTTTTGGAAATGGTGCCAAGCCTCCCATCGCCCTTGAACATCCTGAATCACTATCACCCGAAGCTTATGATCGATTACGGGAATCCTGGGAAAAACGGCATGAAGGTTTATCGAATGCGCATCGTGTGGCAATCCTTGAAGAAGGAATGAAACTCAAGGAGTTCGGGGTTTCACCAGAAGATGCACAAGCATTGGAAAGCCGTAAATTCCAAGTCACAGAAGTTGCCAGAATTTTTAATATACCGCCGCATATGCTAAAAGATTTGGAAAAAAGCACATTTAGCAATATTGAACATCAGGGGCTTGAATTTGTCATTTATACGATCAGGCCATGGCTTGTCCGTTTTGAGCAGGCTTATTCGATGCAATTGCTAACGGAACAAGAATTGAACACATATTTTTTTGAACATTTGGTAGACGGTTTACTTCGGGGAGACATTGAAAGCCGTAGCAAAGCATATGCAACCGGTAGACAATGGGGATGGTGGAGTGCAAATGACGTCCGGGAAATGGAAAATCAAAATCCGGTTGATGGTGGGGATATGTATCTTGTGCCACTCAATATGGCTCCTGCGGATCAGATTGCAAGTTTAAATGATTCAGTAGCAGTGTTTGATGAAGACCAACAAAGATTTGTTGAAAAACGAGCTATCAAACCACCCGTCGGTCGCGACCGCGTTGCAAGAACATATTATCCATTGTTTGTGGATGCAGCGCAACGAATTATCAATAAAGAAGGTATTGCCGTTAGGCGGGCAACCAAAAAATATCTGAAACAACGCGATTTAAAAAATCTTGATGATTGGATAAATGAATTTTATGGAGATCTTCCAAAAGATATCCAAAAAGCGATGGGTCCGATTATGCGGTCTTATGTGGCAGAAATACAGGCAATGGCGGCGGAAGAAATTGGAGCCGAAATCGGCATGACATTGGAATTGGAGCAATTTGCTGAAGACTATCTTGATACGTATACAACACGATATGTTTTATCTTCGATGGGACAGCTTCAAGCATTAATTCGTGATTCGATGCTTGATGAACTTGAAACAGTCATCATACAACGAGCGGATGAATGGCAGGAGCGGCGGGCTGATAAAATTGCGACACGTGAAACTGTGCAGCTTTCAAATGCCGTTGCCAATACCGTATTTTTTGCAGCCGTAGGATATAGCATTTGGCGCACAAGAGGTCCGAAGACATGTCCTTACTGTCAGGCTTTGGAAGGACGAAAGATTACATCAGGGGATTATTTTGTAGGCGAAGGGAATTGGGAGCCGAGCGGAGCAGATAATGGCCCAATGAAAATCAGAGGAATGAAAAAGCATCCACCGCTACATGCGGGATGTGATTGTTTCACATCGGCTTTTTAAAGTTATTTGACAATTTGGGGTTTTCCTAAAGATAGGCATATCTAAGGGAAACGCAAGAATAAAAAGGGCGACAGTACGGTGCCGTACCACCTATTGTCGCCCTTTTTTATTGCCCCAATAGAGAAAAAATTAATGCCGTTACCAAAACCGAATAAGGGAGAAACAAAAAATAAATTCATGGATCGATGCATGGCGAATCCGATCATGAATGAAGATTATCCGGACAATGATCAACGGTATGCAATCTGTCAATCATTATGGAAACAAAAAAGAGAGGTAAAAGCAATGGCCGTAAAATTAAATAGCAAAGGATATTCCAATGCAAGAAAATTAATTAATGCCGGTAAAGTAGATAAGACATCACGGTGGTCATTCCCTGCTAATGCTGGAAATAAAATCCTCGGAGATGATAATTGGTCGGAGTATGCAAAATGGCACCTCGCTATTGATTCAGAAGCGGAAAGCGACACTAAACAATATTACAAATATCCATTCGGTAAAAATGGAAAAGTGTACAGGAGCGCATTAAGAGCAATCCGAAGTCGTGCAGCTCAGCAAAATGTGACAGATGTATTTGATACTGCGGGACGACTCATGGAGATGATTGATGAGGCAAGCAACCAAAAATTAAATATCGAACGGCGTTATATGCCAATGCATGAATTGAGAGCCACGAAAGATAATGATGGCAATCGACAAATTGTCGGTTTAGCGGCGGTCTTTGATAAATTTTCAGAAAATTTGGGCGGTTTCGTCGAGCGGATTGAACAGGGCGCTTTTAAGGAAGCACTCAAGAAATCCGATACGCGAGCATTATTTAACCATAACAGCGATTTTGTTCTTGGACGCAAAAGCGCAAAAACGCTTCAACTCAAAGAAACTAATGAAGGACTTGCTGTCAATATCTCCCCGCCCGATACACAATTTGCGCGAGATTTACAGATAAGTATTGAACGCGGAGATATACAGGGAATGAGTTTTGGATTTAAAGTTGCTTCAAACGGGGACGCCTGGGAAGAAACGGATGATGGCAAAACGATTCGAACTATTTCCAATATTTCGGAAGTGCCAGACGTGAGCGTCGTGACATTTCCGGCTTATCCAGACACAACAGTTGCTCTTCGCTCATTGGAAGCATGGAGGGCTATACACAATATTTCGGAATCTGAGATTGAGATCAATCCAGGAGACGACACATCGGAGCATGATGATGTCAATAGTGCTGATGCACATATGACAGCAATGCAAAGGAAACAAGAATTATATCAACGACATTTAAACGTGAGAAATGGAGGTTAATATCATGAGTGATATACAAAAGCTCATTGACGAAAGAGTCAAAATCGACAAAGAGCAACGTGGATTAAACGATAAAGCACTCACCGAAAAACGTGATTTTACGGCAGAGGAGCAAGAAACCTGGGACAAGCTCGATAAGCGATTCAATGAGATATCTGACGACATTGAAAAAGCGCAGCAAGCCGAGCAGGACCGACTTTCCCGTCAAAAGGAACTTGAGAAACGAAATGAGATGCTCAAGCAATCCCAGAGGAAACCGACAAAACCAGAGCCGACACAGGATGATGAGAAAAGACAGAAAAAAGAAAAATCAGAACCGATTGAATATCGGGGCAATGAAATTATAACCCGATATGAAAAACGATGGATCGAAGCTGCCAAAATTCCTGTCAAGGATGGTGGTTCCGTTGGAGATCATATGGCGCTTTTCAATTTTTATCTTAGAGAAGGTGCCAGGGCATTATCATTTGAACAATTGAGAGCATTACAGGCAGACGATGACAAGGCTGGTGGATATACCGTTGCGCCTGAACAGTTTATGGCACGCTTGATTCAGGATAAAGATCGCAGGGTCTTTTTGAGACCTTTTTCAACGATCATTCCAATTGGAAAAGCAGCCAGCATCGCGTTTCCCGAGCTAGAAGATGATCCGGCAGATGCGAACTGGACGGCTGAGATCAAAACCGGTAGCGAAGATAGTACTATGGATTTCAAGAAGCGAGCTCTTTTTCCGCATCCATGTGCTAAACGTATCAAAGTGTCTCGGACATTAGCACGGATATCTGCAATAAATATCGAAGCACTTGTCCGCGAGCGCCTTGCTTATAAATTCGGAATTACCGAAGAGAAAGCATTCATTACCGGTAGCGGTGTAGATGAACCGCTTGGCGTCATGACAGCATCGGATGTCGGCCTCAGTGCTTCACGCGATGTGAGTACTGGAAACACAACCACGAGCGTCAAATTTGATGGTCTTATGGAAGTGGTTGGCAATATGGAAGAGCAATATTTAACCAATTGTCGATGGATATTCCACCGCAACGGTATCACCAAAATTCGGAAACTTAAAGATGGTGAAGGTCGCTATATTTGGGAACCACGAACAACCGTGAATCGGCCTGATTTATTGCTGGGTTATCCTGTGCATCAATCGGAATATATGAGTAACACATGGACAGCTGGATTAAAGGTTGGCATTTTTGGCGACTTTACCTATTACTGGATTGTCGATGCATTGACCTATTCTGTGCAGGTTTTAAACGAGCTCTATGCTGAAACGAATCAGATCGGTTACATCGGGCGGCAAGAAGTCGATGGAGCGCCAGTTCATGAAAAAGCTTTCACAAGAGTAAAATTATCTTCATAAAAAATAAAATATTGAAATGGAGGAATATATATTATGCATCTCGCAAAAAATATAAGAATACATCGAGTTTTTGACAGCTCCGGTATGGCCAAAAAAAGCACAGCTCTTTACGGTCGCGTCGTTCCGATAGCAGGCTTTGAGGGATGTTGCTTTATTGCCCTTGCAGGCAAAACCGTGATGGGTGCATCTACGGACAAGGCTTACATGAAAATCCAGGCATCCAGCGCGACCGGTGGAACATTTAATAATTTAGCGGGTTCTAGTAGTACTGGCGCAAGCAATTGGACGACTGCAAATACGGATTATAAATTGCTTGTCACGGATGTCTATAAACCATTGAGTACACAGCAATATCTCAGACCAATTCTCTGCGGTACATCTACAGGAGATTGGGGCGGTGTCATAGCCATTCAATACGGTGCGCGTGTGATGGGATCTTCCGACATGTGGAAAAGCTCAACACGAGCTGGGAGTACCTTGTGGGATTCCACACGGCTTGGAGCTCAGCAGGTTTGCATTAGTGCAACTGCAACGACTGCGACCACTGGGTAAATTGATAATCGGCGGGGCCTTCGATCCTCATGATTCAAGGAGGTCCCGTCAAACAATATAATAAAATGGAGGGTTGAAAAATGCCAAGTAGTTCTACTGGACATATACCTGCAACCATTACACGGGAACGACCGTCGTCTTCTGGACAACTGTTGACCTTTTCAAGTGGTTGCAAATTAAACTTGAAAGTTGATGCTGAGCTTGAAATGGAAAGCGGCTCCACTATGAATGTGGAGGCAGGTGCTCATTTGAATCTTGCCGAAGGTGCTTATTTAACGGTTCAAAATTATACATCTTCAACGGGACATACCGGCGCCGCAGCGATTACGAATTATGGTAATGGCGCAGTTGTGTGTCATGGTTCCGGTATCCGTACGATTGATCCGGTAAAAGGTGCACGTATTGATTTCATCTGTCATTCGACAAAAAGTACCATTATTCGCGGCACCACAAAAGCATCAGTAACATTTGGTACAAGCGATACTGTATTGACTGTGGTGGCCACTACGGCAATCAAAGCCATTGGCGTACCAGTAACATTAGTCGGTCAATCAACAGTCAAATGGCGCGTCATGGGATCGCATCCATCAAGTGGGGCGTTTGCTTTTATAACGCCTGGAACGGCAACGTAAGTCAAAAAATAGTTAAAAAATAAAGGAGAACAAATTTTATGGCTAAGAAGAAGACGATTGCGTCCAAAAGTAACGGTGAACAAAAAGAACAATTAGAACCATCGGAAATTATTATGCCTGAAATGGGATTTGTGACAGGCACAAACATTCCACGAAAGCGCAATAAGGTGGCAATTTGTGGATTTGCACCGTCCACTATGCGGGATGTTCAATTTGTATGGGATGATCCGGATACGGAAGTATGGGGGCTAAATCAATTATATGTTGCATTCCCAGCGATTGTAGAGAAGGCAACGAGATGGTTTCAAATTCATCATCGGCACAGTTACGATCAAACCATTAATCGGGATCATTCACATCATGAATGGTTGACCAAACAGACGCGGTTTCCGATTTATATGCAACAAAAAGAAAAAGATGTACCGGCGAGTCTGCCGTTTCCCGTGGATTATATCCTGGCGAACTTCCGACGATATTTCACGAATTCGATTTCATGGGAAATTGCGCTGGCGATATTGGAAGGATTTAAGACGATTTATATCTTTGGTGTAGATATGGCGCAGGATTGCGAGTACAGTTTCGAAAGGCCAAGCGTCGAATATTTCTGCGGATTTGCCGAAGGACGTGGAATCAAATTAATCCTTCCTGAAAAGTCGGATCTGCTCAAAGCCATGTGGCTTTATCCGTTTGAAAACGTGGCACCTTTCCGTACAAAAATGCAATCGCGGCGGGTGGAGCTCCGAGATCGGGCAGGACAATTGGGACAGCAAACACAATCATTTAGGGATCAACATATGCAAATCCTGGGCGCATTGGAAAACATGAACTATATCGAAAAATGTTGGGTCAATGTAGCCAATGAGCAAATGACTGGTGTGGAAAAGAAACCGCAATGATCAAGGTGAGAATCAAAGAAACTGGATGTTATCGATGGCTTTCGGAAAAGTGTGCGGCGATATTGGTGAAGCATGGATGGGCCGAATATATTAATGAATCCATGGAAGTTGAATCCACAATGCGAAAGCCACAACGAGAGATGGCGATTTTGCCGACCGCAAAAGGGCGATGATTTGGAGGTAATAAAATTATGGGAGGACCACAAGCAATAACGGTAACAAGCACAGCAGCCACAGCCTGGTCAACGTGGGGATTAATCCGAAACAGATTTAACGTATCCATATCTTCTACGGCTGCGTGGGTTGCTACAGTTTATTTACAACGTAAATTTGGTGATACTGGCACGACCATGGATGTCGATACATTCACTGCCGATGAAGAACTGGAAGGTCTTGAACCAGAAGATGACGTGTATTATCGAATCGGGATAGGTTCGACTTATACAAGCGGGAAAGTACATTTAAGAGTTTCGCAATAATATTAGGAGACAAAAATGTCCAATTTAGAGGGTATACTTTCTAATAGCTTCAGAAATATTAATGTTCAGGGCATTAATAAAAATATAAAATATGTGAAAAAGAATCAAACAATCCAATCAGTTGTTGATTCTATACAAGATGAAAGTGCCACGAATCCTTATACTGTAATTGTTCCACCTGGTACCTATAAAGAAAAAGTAGTGCTTGCGGATTACATATCTATACAAGGGATGGGCCGTAAAAGCACAATTATTACTGGCGATAGTTCAAGCAGAGGTATTCAACCAGGAAATGGATGTTTAATTAGTAACTTAGGTATTGATGGTGTTACCTACGAAGGGGAAGGAAAAAGTTGTGCTTGGAGTATTGGATTACCCGATACAACCGGAAATATCACTTTTTATGTTGATAACTGCTATTTCTATACAAAATCTAGTTCTATACACGTGGAAACGGATGGTAATGAAAATAGGTGCTATGTTTATAATTGTATAACAGACACTAATTTTGACGGATTTGTTGCGCTGGATAATGCGAAAATATTTGCTTATGACTGTTATTTTAATATCTTATACCATGCTAGCCATGTACGCAAAATGTTTGTTGTTGGCCACAATGGAGCAGAATTGTATGCGAATAATTGTCACGTGTATATGAGTATTGGTGATATAGGAACGCATGTATACGGTGCCGAAGCATATGCGATAACTAGTCCCGAATCAGGTTTATTAGTCTTAAATAATTGCTACTTTGATCTAACGGCAACATCCGGTTCTGGAGTTATGTATGGATGTAGAGCAATTGGTGATGATGAAACAGTTATTATTTATGGAGGAAGAATCAACTTATCTCATACCGGTACTGTTAAATCTGCTTCTGCGACATATAATGGTACAGTTGAAATGTATAATGTTGATATAAATCAGCATCTTGTAGGTTCTCTCGCTGAACCAGGTATATTAAAAGGCGTACCATTACATAAAGTAAATCGTGGCACAATGTCTGATAATGAGACTTTTGAAGCAGATGACGGAACTGTATTTATCCGTGATCCAGGGGGTGCGGCACGGAATTTCAATCCAACTAATACATATTTTCTTGATGGTACAATTATAACACTAATTAATATCGCAGATGCCGCAGAAACAATTACATTTGATAGTGCTGGTTTGAATCAAGCCGTGGCACAAAATGAACGTGGAATATTTGCTTATCATAAGACAGATGGTTGGCTTAAGGTTTTCGTAGGTTAATAATGAACAACAATCTAAAAGGCGGGCATAAGTACAATGGGCGTGCTTCGGCTATGGGGTTTTTTCTCCTTTACCCGTGGCTGAGGCGGGTTAATTACAACATTTAATTTTTTTATTTGAGCGGGAGGATTTTTGAAATGAGCGATTTTCATATTTTGACACAAGACATTGAAAGAAAGGTAGCACAATGCGTATTCCACATTCCAATACCAGTCGGAGATAATTCAGCAAATATTACATGGGCTGCGGCAGTGGTTAGGGAACAAGGTGGAGCAAATGCAATTTCTTCGGTTTTGCCGGATATATCAGCAGAAGAAGAATCAGCCTTGAAAGCTGGAACAATATTGGAAAGACGACTTGGCGTACGTTTTTCTTCTAAAGATTTAACCAATACTCAACGGCTTGAAGAGATTGAAGCCGCATTCACCACGGAGAAGGCAGTTATTCAAGCTGAAAAACAGATAACACTCGATTTTATTGGGTATGAAGGAGATGTAGTATAATGAGTACCGCAGTATATAGTACAAGTCCATCATTGACGCTGTATGGAAACACACAATTAAATAGTTTGGGCAATAATATATTATGTGTTTGTACGTCTCAAATTCTTGATAATACATCCAATAAGCATTTCCATGCCGGTTGTGAATTGGAATTGGCAAGTGTTGATTTATCTGCACAAACGAATCCGAGTGTGGAATTATATTTGATTCCGGCAATGGATGGGACGAATTATGTGGATGCCGGAACGCATAGCAGTTCGGCGGATTTGCCGCCTGCGACGTTATTCGTTGGTAATTTTTCAGTACAGGAAACAACGCCAAAACATCGGGCCTCGGTGGAGATGATAACAATTGGGCCTTATAAATATATACAGGCGATTATCAATAAAACCGGAGCGGCATTTGCAGCGAGTAGCAATTATTTGAGAATCGGGACATTTACTGAAAAAGTGGCATAATGCTTATCAAGAGCCTAAATCGATGGAAAGTTAAGCCGAGGATGTGGGGACCTGTGTCTTTGGTACGACAAGCAGTTCTGGATAATTGTGAAAAGATTTATGGGATTGATCCGAAGAATCTTATAATTGCAATGCCCTTTTGGGAAAGAAGTGGAAATAAAACATATAATTTTGGTTCAGATAGGCTTTATGGTGCAATAAATGGATCACCGAGATGGCTAAATGGATTGCATTTTTCGGGAGATGACTCTGATTATGTGGAATTTTCTGAAACTATAGAGGAATATATCGAAAATGTTAAATCCTTTTCTATTGTAACAAGTACAGTCTGGGGATCAAGTACAGAAGACGAGACAATATTCGATGTAGCAAATGAAACTGGCGCTGGCTGGTGGCATGAAGCTATTATAATTTTTGGTGATGAAATTGGTGTGGCAAGAAATGATACTATAACATTTCACATTGGAGTTAATAACGAAGCGTATAGGGTAGAATGTGAAGATGGTATTAAACAGGCAGATGTAAAACATCATATAGTAGCCACATTCAATGCTAATGGCACTGATGACCTGTATGTGTACATCAACGGTATAGCAGATCCTAATAGCGGAGATCTTGGACCAGAGAACACAGATACGACAGTGGGATTAGTTCCTTGGATTGGGAAAAGTCATTCAGGAGCTGGCGCCCAAAAACCACATCAAGGACAAATAGATCATTGTTATTTTTTTACTAATGCCATAACAGCAGAACAAGCTAATCTTTTCTATAGCAGGCCACATGCCCTATTCGATCCAATCTCAAAGCCAGTTTATCATTTCCTAGAAGCTGAAATCACATTAAGCACACTTGGAACCGTCCAATCTAACCTAAGCGGCATGCCAACGCCACAATTGAATCTATTATTAAATCCCCTCAATTCGGTATTGGATGAGCTTGGGGAAATAGTCGAGCTCCAACGGGATCGTATCGTCGATCCAAAGAGTGCCGTTCATGATCAATTGGCCAATATCGTCACGATCCTGGCACTTAAAAGCCTATCCATTCAAAGCGCCATCCATGAACAATTGGCAAGCGTCACCGATTTAACCAAAGAAAGCACGCTTGCCATCCAAAACGCATTGCACGAGCAGTTCGCAACAATACTCACACTTACATTGCCCGGAATCATCACTTTGGTTATTCAAAATGCATTGCATGGTGAGCTGGCCAAAAAAGCCAATTTTTCAATAGCAATGTTATTACGGCCACAATCGGCAATACATGAACAAAAAGTTTTGACGGAAATCTTACAGCTTCTACAAAAATTAACGGCACAAAGTGCATATCACGATTTCTATTCGGAAGTGACAACGCTCCCTGGGATTGTTTTAGTAGTCAAAAATGCAGTGCATGATGCGCTTGCTGGCAAACTCAATATCGCAAGAGAACGATTGCTTGATGTTGATAGCGCCGTCCAGGACCTCATAAACGATATTCCGGATTTGGCAACGGCATATCAATTGATTGTGTTAAATGCGGTATGTTCATTGATTGTTGGGCGGCCAATCTTGACAGAAGAAGAACTGATAGCACTTTATACGTATGTTGCGAAGAATCAAACTCATATATATACCGCGAAGAATCAAACTCATCATTTTGTGGCGAGGAACTATGAATAAAAACGATGAAACAAAAGAAATGAAAAAAAGAGAAGGTCAAAATATCACATTGACTGTACACGACGGTGTTATCGGTGGCCAATGTGGATTGGGAATTAAACCAAATTTCAAAAAAGTAATGAATAATATCATGGATATTTTTACGGAGGAAAAAACAAATGGCAGCAATGATGTGTAGCTCAGAGACTTTTAAGCAGATGCTCAATAATTTGACATCACAATTTGACTTAATTTCGGTATGTGCGACAGAACCTACATCAGCACCACAAGCATGGCAATGGAAACCGACTGGTTATGCACTTGCACGTTCAAGTAGTGGTACCGGCGTTATTGTTGGGGCTCCTGCATCAACAACTAATGGGTGGACCGTTCCAACATCATCGCATAATAGCGTGACGGTGGGAGGATCGAGCGGGGCGGCAGCTCATGTCTGTATATTGAGCGGAACATCAACGGGCGCTCAATTATTCGTGACAACTTGTAATTCACGGAATTTAACGACTGCGGATACGGTGAATATTCCGAGTTTCAACATACGCCTCGCAGATCCAACGAGTAGTTAAAGAGGAAAATATAAATGCCTGCTGATGATTTTCAAGGATCGGATTATATTTGTATTCAGCCAGGGGATTCATTTGTGCCGGTTGCACTAAAACTCAATGCGGCTAGTGCATCAACCGCTAATGATGGGTCGATGCCATATGGATCATCCGTGGTGTCTTCTACAATGTCGGCACATCATGAAGATGGCACGGATGCAACCACGACATTGATCACGGCATCGACTGAATCTGGCAATACGATCTATGGATATTTGGGCTATAGTACAACGCTTATATCCGGTTGGTATCATATTACGGCAAAAGTAACGATATCCGTATCAGGACGTTCCACGAATATGGTACGGGAATTTGATTTGGATCGTATCCGTGTGAAGGATAAATAATTATGAAGACAGTTGTCGTTACATCGGCGACCGGGGAACCTATAACGCTTGAAGATGTGAAAAGTCAATTGCGGCTGGAATTGGGGCAAACCAACGAGGATGAATTTTTGGAAGGATTGATTACGGCAGCGCGTCAACATGTGGAAAATATCACAGGCCGTAAACTGATGCCTCAAACGTGGACAGTATATTATGATGCATGGCCGAGCGGTAAGGATGATTATGATACGATTGAAATCCCTTATCCCCCATTGCGTTCAATTCCAAGCACAGGTCTTGTTTATACGGATAGCATAAGCGGTAGCACTACGCTTTCATCCACTGCATGGGCGGCAGATACGGTAAGCGAACCAGGCAGGCTTGTTTTAGATTATAATGATGATTGGCCAACGGTGACACTTCATAATAATAATCCGATCGCGATTGAATTCAATTGTGGATATTCGACGGCAGCCACAATTCCGGGGACGATTAAACAAGCGGTGAAAATGCTCATAGGTCATTATTATGAAAATCGTGAAAGTGTGACAGTGACACCGATGAAAATAGAAGAAACACCATGGGCCGTCAAAACATTGTTGGCGCCATATCGGGAATATCGATTTTAGGAAGTATATGCGAGCTGGACAATTACGACATAGGGTTACGATACAGAAAAAAAAGACATCCCGAAATAGCTATGGCGAAGTGTCGGTGACATGGGTGGATAATATGAGTTGTTGGGCAAGCATAGAACCGATGCGAGGTAAAGAATATTTTACAGCACAACAAATCCAGGCGGGTGTGACGCACAGGATTACGATGCGACATCGATTATTGGCAGATGGCACAAAAATCAATCCCAATTGTAGAATTAAATATGATGATCGTTATTTTGATATTCAATCAGCGATCAATCCGAGCGAGCGGAATATCATGTTGCAATTGATGTGTGTGGAGGACATTACGAATTGTTAGAATTAACAGGTCTTAATAAATTAGAGGTAAAATTCAAACGCTTGATTGGAATATTATCCGATAAAGATCTTGAAAATAGAGTACTCCATGCAGCAAAAGTAATCAGGGACGATGCAAAAAGTCGAGCACCGATTGCAAAAAAAGGTCATTGGAAAAAATATGGTCGCGGTGGGGGGGCTATGTGGGTTGAGCCTGGATCATTAAGACGAGCAATTATAGCAAAAACATTCAAAGGAAAATCAAAAGAGGTTCCTTCTGCATTTGCCGCCATTGATTATCGCATTGCGCCCCATGCACATTTAGTCGAGTTTGGAGCGCGTGGTGGTCAAATGCCAGCAGATCCATTTTTTAGGCCAGCAATAGATAGTAATCGTATGCACGTTGTATCTATTATAAAACGCGGATTGCAGAAAACAATAAAAAGGGAAACAAAAAAGATTGGAACTCGGTGAGGCTTTATATTCGCAATTAAGTGGCACATCCGATCTCACGGCATTGGTGAGTACGCGTATATACCCAGGGGTGGCAGCCCAATGTGGATCATTGCCATATGTGATTTTTTTTCAAATCAGCAATGTTGGACATCATGCGATGAATAATGACCCGAATATCCAAAGTCCACGATGGCAGATATCAACATGGTCGGAAACTTATTCGAATGTGAGGGCCATTGCAAAACAGGTGAAAGCTTCATTGCAAGATTATAACGGTACAATGGGCGGTGTTGGCGGTGTTCCTGTCCAGCGTATATTTTTTGAAAATGAAGTTGATTATACGGATGTCAATCCAGAAACAAAGGAAATTACATATCATATCGCTCAAGATTATATCATATGGCATAGTACATGATTAAATTAAGGAGTGCAGAACATGGCAGAATTAGTTTTAAAACATGCAAATATTTTTTATGGTGGCTATGATTTCACGGGCCATTCTAATGCCGTGACATTGACATATAGCGCTGAAATGTTGGATCGGACAACTTTTTGTTCTTCAGGCCGTAAGCGGAAAGCCGGACTTCGGAATATTGAGTTCACGGAAAGTGGATTTTTAGAGGCATCATCAAGCGATCCGGATCAAATTATGTTTAATCGGGTCGGTAGTTCTGCCGAGGTTTTGACGCTTTGTCCGAATAAATCAAGTGCTGGTAGTCGTGCATTTTCTCATGATGGTGTCGCAGGCGAATATGCTCCAGGGGGAACCGTGGGTGAATTGTTAGGGTTTAATTTTACGGCTTATGGCGAGGGTGGCGATCTTGTAAGAGGTGTGATTGCGGAAAATGGGACTGCATTATCGACGGAACTTACCGCAACGCCGCATAACTTAGGCACAGGGACATCTACACAAAAGCTTCATGCTGCTTTACATATATTGAGTGTTTCGAGTAGCGGTGCCGTTTTAAGATTTGCCATTCAGTCGGACAATTCGTCAGGCTTTGCTAGCCCTACGACGCAATTGGTATTGACATCAATCACTGATACGGGTGGGCGAGTAGGACAATGGCATACAACGGCAGCTTCAACGGTAGACAATTGGTATCGAGTAAATATCTCAACGACAAACAATGATGAAAGCATTAATGGGAAATTATTTTTAGGACTATTATAAAATAATGGAGGTTTGAAAAATGGGTGAATTAGTTTTTAAAGACGCAAGTGTGAAAGTCGGTACGACTGCGGCACCGGTGGATCTCAGCGATCATGTACGATCAGTCACTATTAATTATAGTGCTGAAATGTTGGACAAGACTGCGATGAGTTCGAGTGGACGTCGTCGCATTGCAGGATTGAAAGATTTCAATGTAAGCGTTGAATTCAATCAGGATTTTGCAGCCAGTAAAGTGGATGCGACTTTATTTGGATATATCGGTTCGACAGCAAAATATATCTCGATCAAAAAACAAAGCTCAGCGACAACCGCAGTCAATCCGCGTTTTCATGGGGATGTATTGCTTGAAAGTTATCCGATTGGTGGTGATGTAGGATCTCTTATGGTTACTTCGGTGAGTTTTCAAGGAGATGGAGTTTTGGCGCGGTCAACTACTTCAACATAATTACAAATAATATTAAGGGAGAAAATTTGTTATGAGTGTATTAAAAGATAAAATTTTACAGGCGGATGATCTTGAAAAGAAACAAGTGTACATTTCGCAATGGGACGCAACCGTAGAAGTACGCAGTCTTACGGGCAAACAGCGAGCATCAATTATTAAAAGTGTGATGAGTCCTGATGGTAAAATCGAATTTATTGATAAAATGTACGGAGATTTATTGATTGAATGTTGTTATGATCCCGAAACCGGTGAATTATTATTTTCTGAGGCAGATAAGGATGCTTTGAATAATAAAAATGGTTCGGCACTTGAAAACATTGCGCGGATTGCCATGGATTTATCTGGCCTATCTGAACAAGTTGCACAGGATATGGAAAAAAACTAAGATTTGGACATCCGGAAAGGCGGCTTTATTTCGAGCTTGCCGAACTTTTCGGGTGTCCAGTAGCTGAATTATTGGAACGTATGAGCAGTCAAGAACTTACAGAATGGATGGTTTATTTTAAAATTAAATCAGAAGAAATGCAAAATAAAGTTCATCATAATGAAACATTGGAACGTTTAAAAACTAGAAAACGAGGCAAAAAGATTCATGGCTGAAATAGCGTCATTATTTGTCAGACTTGGATTAAAATCTCAAGATTTTGTTAAAGGAATAGGCGGTGCCTATAACAGAACAAAAAAATTATCACGTTCTTTAGTTTCATTGAAACGAGTTGCAGTCGGCGCATTTATCGGTTGGGGTATTACTCGCGTCATTGGCGAATTTGAACAACTATCAGCTACACAAGAAAAAGCTGAAGCTGGTTTAGTTCAAGCCATGAAATCAATGGGAGTTCATACTAAAGAATTTGAAGCCACATTATTTGATACTGCTAGCGCCTTGCAAAAAATGACCACATTTGGTGATGAAAGTATTATGATGGGCATGAAATTTTTGCTCACATATAAACAAATCGGAACTGATGTTTTACCTCGCGCTGCATCCGTAATGACTGATATAGCCGCCCTTATGGGTGGCGATATGCGTATGGCTGCAAATATGCTTGGTAAAGCCGCCATGGGTTTAACTGGTGAATTAAGACGAGCTGGTATTACAGTTGAAAGAACAACGTTTGAATCAGAAGGTTTTGTAGGAGTTTTACGAGAAATCGAAAGTCAAGTTAAAGGTCAAGCTGCCGCTATACGCGCCACAAAAGCAGGCGGTTTAGAAGCGTTTGGAAATATTGTAGATGATGTCAAGGAAAAATTTGGATTATTTACAAGCACAGTGAAATTTAACATTGCTACATTTGTTTTGCCTGCCATTAATAAATTAAATGATACATTAAATAAAATGAGAAAATCCGGCAATTTGGAAAAATGGGCAAAAAATGTTGCTGATTCAATTATTAATTTAGGCAAACGAATACTAATGGGAACAGCTAAATTTGTTGATAGTACACAAAAGATACTTCGAATAATATGGAGCGAGCTAAAATTTATGTGGGATGGTTTTAAAAAATTACCATCTTGGGTACAAACAATAGGTATTTTAGGCGCCCTGATGGGCGGGAGAAAAGGAACAATCATTCTGGGGAGTTTACTTCATTTAATAAATACACTTGCTAATAGTTATGAAGGATTCAATCAGGTTTTTCAAGGGAATATTAAATTTACCGAATTGGCAGCGATGAATGCAGAAGAACTCGCGGAAAAACTTGAGAAATTGGAAGGTGCTTCTTATGGCGTTGTGAGAGGTATTATACCTGCGAGAGAAGAATTAAAGAATTTTGCAAATCAAAATAAAACGGTTGAAACAACTGTGCGGACTCTTATTGCTGAACTCGAAAATTTAAGCAAAGTGCCTCCGATTGTTCCACCACCTCTAAAGCCTATTGAGCCTGTTGGCAAAAAGAGCGATTTGAGTATGTTCAAACAATTTCAAGCTTTTGCTCAAATGCTCCAAGGAAGCGGTGAACAATGGAAAAAAATTGTATCCGGTTCCGGCGATGTCTTTTTTTCAAAAGTCTCGGCTGGCGGTGGTAGTATGTTAGCTAGCGCTGCGGGCATAGCTGTGATGTGGGGTGAATTAATCATTCAGATTGCCAATGCCATCCAGGCACTCATTGAATTACCTGGACGTGTTATTGATGCCATATCTGGTTTATTCAATGCAATCGGAAATTTTGCCAAAGATTTGGTGAAATCATTAGATGGATTGATCGACTCGGTTTACAATGCGGTTATCGGAATTGGTGAGATATGGAAAAAATTATGGCCAAAACTATTGAAGCTCGGACCTGAATTGGTACGCGCGTTTTATCGCGCGATTCCAGATCTCATTGATGCTTTTGTCGAAAGCATACCGATCATCATAGATACAATCATTGATGAAGTACCAAAAATCACAGAAGAAATCATTGAAATGATTCCGGTTATTATTCAAAAAATTGTAGATAGCATACCAAAAATAATTCAAGCTATCGTGGACCGATTACCCGACATTATCAAACATTTTATATCAAGAATTCCGAACATCATTGATGCGGTTATTGAAGCTTTACCAGAAATTATAGAAGCAATCATTGAAGCCATTCCAGATATCATAGAAGAAATTATTAAGTCGATCCCCAAAATAGCCGAGGCATTTATAAAAGCTTTAATTAAACAGTTGAGTAGCTTTGGCGGTCTATTTAGTGGCGGTGGCGGTGGTCTATTTGGTTCAATTGGTAGTCTATTTAGTGGCGGTGGCGGTGGTCTATTTGGTGGTTTGGGTGGCGGTCTATTTGGTGGTTTGGGTGGCGGTCTTGGCAAAGCCATAGGTAGTCTTTTCCATCAAGGCGGTCTTGTACCAGAAGCCCATCGTGGCTTATTCGTTGGAAAGCTGCGTCAAGATGAACGTCCCGTCATTGCCCAAACCGGCGAGGAAATTTTATCACGAAATGATCCCAGGAATGTTCGAAATTTGGGACGTGGCAATGATGTGCATTTACATATACATGGCATTGTCACGACAAATGATGTGCGTTCCTGGTTATCCGATTTGCTTCTTGATAGTACCCGCTATCGTGTAGGTATCATATATGAGCAACAGGATATGGCAACGGTGGGAATTGATATATGAGTGTTAAATTAATCGCGGAAAATATCCTTGATGCGGATGATTTCTCTTCAGCCACCGAACAAGAAGGAGAATATATAGGCCAGCCCGTGCCGGATAGTGACAATACTGGCGATTTTCGGCTTTTATCTGCAAATGGTGATATTACGGATTTTTCTTATTCTGGAACTGCGACGACCGACGGTGCGGCAGATGGAACGACTGTCATCGATTCCGTATTATTCGCTTTTGGAGACGATTATTTTATCGGTGGTTCTGTAGCTATCACTGACTTTTTACAAGATACTGGCGATTTTTCAGAAACAGATGCGGCTGCCAGAATTGCATTGACAGATGCAAATACAGTGACTGTGACGGATCTTGACAATGACGAAGATGCTAGATTGTCCATTGATAAAACTGCTGATCATTTCGATGGCGATTTCGAGTTTCATGTCGATATTAAATGTACAGCAAATGGCGCAAATGGAGATCGATGCGGTGTATGGGCTTTAGCCAATACGACTGATTCACTCAATGATATTGATACAGCAAGCGGGGATTATTTTGCAGTTTATTGGATGGAAAGTGGTGGATCAGATTATTTTGTTCTTGAAGAATGCGACGGCGGCACACTTTACACTGATACGTCCTCTGCTGTTATAGTCAATACACAATACTATCTGAAGATTACCAGAGATGATGACGCCGGAACGTATGGTACAGTGTATTGCTATATTTATGACGATGAAGCAATGACTTCACTTGTGGATACGCTCACCGTTGCTTTGCATACTTCAAAAAAAGATTTTCGATATCTCTATTGGGTGATTGGTTATGAAGGCGGTGGTGGCGGTGCGGCCTGGGATGGTGTTATTTCAGATCTTGAAATAGTAAAATCTGAATCCAAATCCGTAACTGACTTTGCACAATCTACAGGTACATTGACGATAAGTGCTTTTACGTATCAAGTGAATATTGGCACAGCATTTACACTCACTGTTGCTTTTGCAACGCGAGATTTCCGTGTAGAGCTGATTGATGCGGGTGATGTCGGAAATGCTACATTTAAATGGTCACACGATGGTGGCACGACATATCTTGGAAGAGATGATCCGAACCAAGCCAATTGGTTAAATAAAACGGCGGCAATCAGTGATGTGCATCAACCCAGTGGAGCTAAAGATTATTTAATTGTAAAAGCAAAGGATGGAACAATTTTATTATTTTATCTCGATAATACCGATTCCCAGAAACTGAAATGTTCACGGTCTATCGATAACGGCCTCACATGGGAAAGCGGAATTGATATAACTGGCTATGAGGCTCACAGCATCTTTTGGCCGATATCTCTGTCCAATGGACGCATTTTATTGTATCATTGGGCTACAGGCATTAATCAATATAGGATAAGTTACAGTGACGATTATGGTCTTACATGGACGACCAATACAACTTCATATCCAAATTGGCCGACATCAATCATCGAGCTGTATAATGGTAATTTAATATTAGCTTATGGAGATAATCCAGTCAATATCCAAAAATCAATAGATGGTGGATTGACATGGTGTAATGATGTCATAGTTAATGCAACCGCTAATGCAGGTACATTGATTCAGACAAGGAATGGCAATATTATTTGTGCTTATCAAACAGATGAGGATAGTGCGGGCGATGATGAAATTAAATGCAAAATTTCAGAAGATGGGGGAACCACTTGGGGCAGTGCCATCTTGGTTATGGAATTTGACCAACCCGTTGCTGGTGACGAATATATCTGGCCAAATCTTACTAAAGATATTAATGGTCGTATTTACTGCTTGGCCGAGAAAAGTGACGACAATGATATTGTATACACTTATTCCGATGATGATGGCGAGACTTGGAATTATACAACGGCAGCTGTTGCATCATCTCATGGATCAGATGCATATGAACAGCCGCGGGCGATTATTACGGACCATTCAACTATAATTGCGGCATACAGCAATACAACGGATAGTACCATTGAAATTGTCCGTCGCGGCATTTGGGAGGCTTATTCTGCCAATGCCTGTCCGTGTGCCATAAAAGTGCAGGAACAAAAACTCATCTGCAATGTCGGCGTTAGCTGGCATGGTGGCAGTGGCGAAACATCCAATCCAGACAAATGGTCTTTTACGCCGGATTATTCCTACACCATGAAAAATCTTATTGAAGATAGTCCTTCTAAGCCTTGGCGCTCTGAACAAGATAATATTGCTTGTAACATCGTTATTGATCTAGGCGCCAATGAAGTTTTTCAAGCGACCGGCATCGGCTTATTCGGTTGCAATATCCGCACGTGTTCATTCCAAATGAATGCAACCGACTCCTGGGGATCCCCCTCCGTAGATGAATCCATATCTTTTGACGTGGATACCGGCACGGTAGATGCGGTTTCAGGCAATGCGATTCAAGATACGTCCTTGCTCGCAAATTACAAAGACCATGCGCTTGCAGGCATGTATCTCCGCATGACGTCCGGCACGGACAACGGCGTTACGTGGCAAATCCGTGATAATGCGGGGGACTATATTTTTCTTGAAACCACAGCCAGCATAAACATTGCAGCTACCGATACCTTCGTAATATTTCAATCCAACATGGCAAAAACATTTACAGGTGGTATCTATCGCTTCATGCGTATTGCCATTCCAGCGCAGCATACCGCAGATGATTATTATCAAATCGGATCCATGGTTGTCGGCCAGGCTATCACACTCAGTGATGACTTTTCTGTTGGTTATGGCAAAAGTCATGTCTATGACATCGACATGCTACGAACGCCACATGGCGGCATGATTCCCATCAAGGGCGCTAACCGTAAACGGATTTTCAATCTTAACTGGCAAGCAACGAGTGACACGCAAGAGGAATTGGCTGCCGTAATCGATTATGTGGAAGGTAAAAACATCGTGCTGATACCTGACCATAGCGATTTGACGGACTGTTATCTGGTAAAGCATATCGGCGATTTGCAGCAAAAGCAAAGATATTTGGATTATTTTGACGTAACGTTAACGTTTGAGGAAATTCTTTAAAATATGGCCAGCACAATTACCGCAGCTTTAACAAAAGCAAAAGAAGTATATATGCTTGTCGAATTGGATTTTGATGGCTTTATAAAACGTTATGCTATGCGCAATATATCTGTGCCAAATAGCAATGGCGATGCAAAATTATTCGAAGGTTTGATTACAAATCCCTTTATTATTGGGAATAGCTATAATTTCAATAGTAACACATATTCCCTCAGCGATGTGCAAATCACGATTGCAAATAAAGATCGACTGCAAGATATGGAATTTGGTCGCCGATTGGACGGAAGTATCGGCACCATTTATATTTGGTCTGATGGCTTAGATTGGTCTGATATTAATTCAGATGGCATCATCTTCAAAGGACAGTTTCAAAAATCATGGCATGACCAATATTATTATTCCTTTCGATTAATTGATTTTATGAAAAATATGTCCAAAACGATACCGACCAATACGATTAATACGGATACATGGCCGAATCATCGTACCGAAGGCGGCAATGGATCAGTCGCAGGTTTGCCACAAGCGATTCTATATGGCGACTGGCCTGGCGGTGTGCCATTGAAATGTATTAATACTGTTCTTCATAGATATTTGGTCTGCGAAGGAATTCCGATTTCAGATGATGCCGATTATACAGCCACGACCGAAAATGTATATGATAAGGACGGCAGTGTTATCAGTGCGGCGAATTACACTTTCTATCCAGATCGTACCGATAATCTGGGCAATGTGGCTGCATATTTTGATTTCACAGGAGATCAAACATCCAATGAGCTTTTATCCTGTTCAATCCAAGGAATTCAGGACGGTTCTGGCGAAATTACTGGTACAGCAGGTACTTTAATTGAACATCCAGCCGATGTTTTATATCATTTATTATGGCACAATACTAATCTTACAATTGATGATATTGATGTACAAAGTATTAAAACCATGCATGCAAAATTAAGCGGATTGAAATTTGCATCAATTATTAATCGTCAAGTGGATAGTATATCAATTATAGATCGATTATTATCGCAATGTCAATGTGCCAGATTTCAGCGGAATGGTAAAATTGGCGTGATGTTATTGGATCCATATGCAATAACAAGTGGTCGTTTGAAGCGCTTTGATCAGATATATCGCACGCTTCGGATTGATAAAACACCAGATGAATTAATTTGTAATAATCTCAAAGTTTATTATACCCTGAATCCGTCCACCGGCAACTACGAAGCTGAGTTAATCAAAGATCGAACGAATAATCCAAATTGCGAAACAAGCTATTATGATTATGGTGCACGTCCGCAAAAAGTCCTCAACTTATCAGATGTGCAAGATGAATCGACAGCTATTGCAATAGCAAATCGTTACCTTACATTGTATGCTTACCGGCACGATATCGTTACGATTGAAGTCCCTTATTGGGTCGGATGGGATGCTATTGAGGGTGACGTCGGCGAATTGACGATAGCAGAAGGATCAAGTCCAGACGGTGCAGGATGGACGAACGAAAAATGCGTGTTATTAGAGCGACAATTTCACGAAAGAACAATTTTACAAAAATGGTGGCGAATCGCAGATTAAATAATGGTAGGGAATCTATATGAATGAAACGAATAGTGTTTGTAAACAACATATTGGGCTTGTAAAGGAAATAAAATATTTGGAAAACAATGTCCATGAACTTTGGCAGAAATGGGATAATATGCAAAAAACAGTTATAGGAATTTTTGTAACATTATCATTGAATCTCATAATGGCTATTGTGGGTATTGCCTTATTAATCAAAGCAGGATGAACAAAGTGAATACAAATGGTAGGGAACAAAGAAATTATAAGGGACGAAATCCAGCATCAGATTGGTAACAGTCTATTTGCTCTTGGATTAGCTTATTCACAATATTGTAAACATCCCGAAATGACTAAAAGGTATATATGGATTATGCTCAATGAATCTATACGTTTGGTTGAGAAACTGCGCAAGATCTGTGAAGATGAAAAAAATATTGTTTGAGAAATCAATAAAAATTGAAATTGATAAATTACCTCGTTGGAAACCACAGATTTTTATTGATCGGAGAACGCTTGAAAGACTTGAGGAAAATTCTGTTGATTCAGAACCTAAATTTTCTGAGTATGAAAATTCTTGAATTGATACGACTGACGATTAGAGAGGTGTATTGATGTCCTTTATGTCGGATATTTTTAGTTCTAGTCTTGGTAAAACAATTGAAGGAATAGGCAATACAGTAAAGAAATTTGTTACAACTGATCAAGATCGGATGCAAGCTGAAATTGAACTTAAATCCCTCCTGCAGCAACGGGATTCAGAGATTGAAGCAACTATGCGAAAACAACTTGAAGCCAAGGAGCGAATTCTTGTAGCTGAACTTCAACAGGGAGATAATTTCACAAAGCGGGCTCGCCCATCTGTTGTTTATTTTGGACTTATTATGATTTTTATCAATTATTGTTTGATGCCCATAATTCAATATTGGAAAGAAATGCCAATAACTGCATTCAATCTTCCGACTGAATTTTGGGTAGCATGGGGTGGAATAGTAGCAACTTGGTCAATCGGCAGAACAGCGGAGAAAAAGGGAATTAAAAATAAATTAACTTCTTTGATTACAGGAGAATAAATATTAAAAAAATTTAAACCAAAGAATTAAAAAGTCAGGAGCTTTTAGAAAAAAGCCAAAATATTGAGCTGTAACCATTAAGATATAAAGGATCAAAAAAATAAATAAAAATCCCAATATATAAGAAATTACTTTCAAAAATTAATCTCCAATCCTATAAAATCATTTTTAAAAAATTTTTATTCCCATCTTTCTATATAATCCAAGTAAATACCAATACATTGACCCAAAAAACCGAGAATTTTATTAGGGAACAAAAACATAATAATCATCGGTATCGCCATACTCATTGTCATAAATACAACATAAATTAAAAATTCCATGATATAATTATACCTCCATAATATTGTGTTCCAAAATTATTGAAATTTTTTATTCCCATAGATGAAAATAGTGCCCCAGGTTACGGAATGAAGAAATAATTTCTTCAATTCCGTGGTAGGGACTCCTGGGGCACGCTTAATTATATTTATAATTCACCCTTTTTTATTTTTGTTTATTTTTGAAAAATTGCCAATATTGGACAATATTTTTAACTAAATGCATTCGGGCAAATTCCAATTCTTTTATATTAGATGATAAAATTTCTCTTGTCATTTTTGATAAGATAGTAACTGAATAAATTGTACCATTTTCAAAGGTAAATTGTGGCTCGCTTTCCTTTCCTTTCATGATATTTTCTCCAATTTCTATAACTTCTTTATATGTGTAACTTAATAATTTAGCCAATTTTGTTTGTCTTTTTAACGAATAATTTCTGCGATCATGTAAAAAATTATTAAAATCAGAAGCTGCATTATTCGGTTCATATGTAGAATTAAATTTGATTGCAATATCTCTTTGTGTTGACTTGATGGAAGCCAGGATAGTATTTATACCTGCTCGGAATATATCAATTGTTTTCATTTTGACGATTAGAATAAATTATTTTGATAAAAATCTAATCGTCAATTACCAAAAAAAGGTAAATTTTAATATTGACCAATTTAGTAAATCATAAGTTAAAAATTTTTTCCTAAATCTTCTTCAGTCAAATAATCAAAGAAAGCGATTATTTCCCTTGTTTTAAAATTACATTCAATTATTTGGCACGGTTTTTTTTTAATATTTTTTCTTCTTTTTTCTCTTCCTCTGGTGGAAATTTTCCTTTAGCCCAATAAATCGCATTATAAAATGCATCGATATTTTGTATTAAGGCATTCTTGATGACAATGACATCCGATTCCATGATGAGAATTACTTTTTTTATTATATCGCCTATGTTCGTTTTAAAGTCAGCGCGATATTTAAAATTTTTGATAGGATGCCAGGATTTATTGATATTGATTATGTCCTGATCTTTTTTAATTTGAGATTCCTCTGATATAAAAAGCACATCGAGATTCACTTCATATGGATATTTCCGTTTAAGTAGAAACAAAAATTCGGACGGGGGAACCCTGATTTCCTCATAATTTTTATATGTCGTATAATTTATGTCCATCTCTCTAGCAAATTGACGCGGGTTGGAAAAGCCGAGACTTTTCCTAAGTTGCCGTAATTTTTGACAAATTAATTTTACCGGAATGTCTGACTCAATTTTTTTCATATGTTATAGATTTTTTTCTTGACAATATTAACAACACGTGTTTATCATTTAAACATAAGCGATCAATTTGAATTTGAATCAAACAGTATTATCGGCTAAAAATATTTTTTTAACTCTCCCTTAATATCATATGTTTAAAAAATAAACAAGTCAAAATGGAATTAACAATCAAAGAGCATTTACAAATTTTTCTTATCAAAGCAGGCATCGGCACTCAACAAAGGCTGGCAAACCTGCTTAATATCCATCAGCAAAACATATACAATGTAACCCATACCCGCCGCACCAGGTGGATTCGGCAGCGAATATTCGAGATTCTGCAGGAGCGGCTTCCAAATGAAGTCCGGGGATATACCGATGTGTGGATCGATGAGAATCGGGATGCAACTTAATTTAAAAATAGCCGAGCCAGACCACCATGATTTATGGTTAGGTGGGACCGCTGAACAAATTAAATCCGAATTAAACAGTTTGGAGATATGATGAAACAACAGTCCCTACCCTTCAATTACATCATCAATAAAGATGGTGGTGTTACAAATGTTTACAATGGTAATAATAAAGAAAGCAAAGATCCAATTATTAATACCCGTGTTGAACCCTCCCATTTAAAAACTCTCAAAGAATTTTGTTGTGATAATGAACTCATTCTTTCCAATGTTTTAAGTGAAGCTAGCATCCTATATATGAATCTTTATCCTTTTGTTAAAAAACTTAAAAATAAAGGCACAGGCGAGCTCGAAAAAACAATTGCCTGGCTTAATGAACTTCCATAATTTTTTCGTAATATATTTTTTTCAAAATGTATGTAAAACAGTTGTAAAACAGTTGTTTTACATAAAAATTCAAAGAAATTATGATGAATAATTCGGATATTTTTTTGAAAATGTTAAGCAAAAAACATGGTCCAAATTCTGAATTTGCGAAGCTCTATCAAAAAAATCAGGAAGCGATCAAAGTCGGGAAACAAAAACAACATAAACTGTTGATTGTTTTAATTATTGCTGGATTATTTTTGTTATTATCAGGTTTCATCAAAGGCGGGATTGTTTTAGCATCAATTATAATCATTGGTATTATAGCATATACGCGACACGTGGATATGGAATATCAAAAATCTCTAAATGAAATATTCAATAAAAATTTCCCCAACCCCTCTTAAAATGCTATCCCGTGCTGGCCTTGAGCGAAACGGGACTCTAAAAATAAATATTGGCGGCGGTATGGCGGAAACATACCTGCGCTCTAAAGGTTCATGTCGGGCGCAAGAATATGACATGACCAATTTAATGCCTGACCCCCGTAAGG